TATAAACCCAAGCTCCAACATCTATCCATTCATTTTCCTTAACCGAAATGGTAACCGATGGTTTATGTTCGCACCAGTGTTCTTGATATGTCTTCCATAATTCTAATTGCTCTATGGCCGTCATATCCTGTCTAAACACGGCATCTTCACTACATTTTATAGGGAATGAGAATACTGTTGTGTCTTTTGGTTTCATTACATCATCTTCAGCTGGAAATCCAAAATCAACCATCATCTTTGTAAGTGGGTCTTTCTTATCACCTCTTACAGTTCTAATATAATAAGGATTATGTCTTGCGTGAATACCACTTGCACTATCTACTAACTGAGAAACAGTACCAGATGGTTTCACACAAGTTATAGCTGTTGATTGATTAATCTTTAATGCATCTGCATATTCTTTATTTGTGTCAACACTCATTTGTCTTAGATTTTGTAATAACACATCTAAACCATTTATCTTACCAGCAGTCCATTTATTATCCATAATACCAGTGAGTGATACACCAAGAAGTCTTTCTTCTTCACAGTTCTTTTTCCAATCTTTACTTACATATCTAAAGTTTGTTAGTGTTGATTGAAATGTACCTAGAATAGTTGCAAGTTTTACTTTTTTTAATAAAGATTCTTCAGTATCATTTGGTCTAACAACAACCTCAGATAAATTACAAAATTCTCTACTTCGTAATATTATCTCTGAACAAGGGTTAGTTCCAAATTCATAATCTGAATCTCTTCTGCCACTTTTCTCTGCAATCTTTTGTGCAGACTCTCTATTAAATATTCCTCTTTCACCAGACTTAGAGTCATAAAGTGCTTTCCATTCATCCATAAAAATACCAATATCTGGTTTTTCTGTATATGCTGCACTGTTATTAGCAAGAGCTCTTTGACCATTGTCTTGCCACCATTGACCAGACTTTGCAACTCTCATTCTATCATCAGAAAGATTTGATAAACTTATCAATGCACTTCTTCTAACACCACCCACAACAACAATCTCTGCTGTTTTACAAACAATATCGTGACACTCAATACTACTTAATTTTCTACCAGCAGCATTTTGAAATACTTCTCTTGTAAATTCAAATAACCTCTCAAGTGGTTCAGGTCCTGATGCTCTACCACCAAATGTTTTTAATGGTGCACCAGCTGGTCTAACTTTACTTAAATCCCATTTTGGTATTTGTCCGTGATACAACATAGCAACTAATTCTTTGAAAGCTTTAGCCCAACCCATTTTACTATCTTGTACAACTATTGTGGTATCACTAGGATGAAACTCTTCAGCCACATCTGGTAATTTACTTACAAATTGTCTTTCAACTGAAAAACCTACACCTGTACCATTCATCAATACATAAAGTATTTCATCAAATGCTTGTGGTCTATCTACTGCAACATAACTACAATTATATCCAGCAATATTCTCTCTTCTTAATGCTTCACCTGCAGTCATTAAACATCTCATAGATGGCATAACATCTAAATGTATAACAGCATCTTCCAACTCTTCTCTTAATTTTGAATCTAATTTATAATTACAACTTTCTTTTAAATGTTCTTGAAAGAAATCAAAGTATCTAGTTACTGTTTCTCTCCAAGTTTCTCTTCTACCTTCTTTTGGTAGCCACCTTGAATATCTTGACAGGTGAATAAATTCTTGATATTTAGTTGGTAATTTTCCGTTAAGCATCTACTTTTCTCCAAGTGTTAAATCGGACTTTAGCTTCTAGTCCTCTATATATGTTTTCGTCTATTAATTTTTTTATATCTCTTATACCAGAAGAGACCATATCGTTGATGTCTTTATGTTGAATGTTTTCAGGAAACAAACATACAGAAAAATCATCATCAATAAAACTTTTAATTCTTTTTACTATTTCTTTATTTCTAGGTTCATTATCTGGCACCAAAACTACATTCTCTTTTTTATCAATTCTTAAATCAGAGTGTGCAGTAGCAACACAATTATCTAAAAACAAACTATCAATAGGGCCCTCAACGACATATATCTTTTTGTTCCAGTTGATAGTATCTAAACCATATAACTTTTTTGAATAATCTAATCTGATTGTTAGATATTTAGGTTCTTCTTTTCCAAACGCACGACCTTGTAGTGCAAACATTTTATTTTCTTTATCAAGAAAAGGTATCACTAATCTAGGATGATCACCTTTTAAAGATGGAAATTTGTTTGGAATAAAAGTATTGACCCACTTAAAAAACTTATCACAGAAAAACAACTTATAATGAAAACGACTTTGAATGTTTCTATCTCTAACCCATTTGACTGCAGGGTGAAAGGGACTAAGTTGTGAGATTTTCTTGATATTTTTAAGTGGTGAATCCCCTTTCAAGTATGCTGGTTTAGTTAAATTTAATTCTTTTTTATTATCGTCTGATTGTATATATAATTCTTTGTTTTTGTACATTTCAAAATTGTATTCATCATATAAACCAGTATTCACAAACTTTAAAAGACTAGAGAAATCTGTGCTCTTTTCACAGTTGTGACACTTATACACAAAAAATGTTTTATTGTGAATAAGATAACCTCTAGCCTTAGTTCTGTTTCTTTTAGAATCACCACAATATGGACAACGAAAGTTATATAAACCATCGTTCTTTTTTTTAAATTGTTCTAATTTTGGGGATAGTAATCCTATGTATTTTATATCAATAAAAGTATTCATAAAGTAAATTATATATTATGTTTTGAAATTTGTCAAGGCTACATGGCAAACAAAATAACTTTGTGTAAAACAAACCCTGCAACTATAGAACCACCAATTATTAACCAACGCCACTTTTCTAATATACCTACCCTACTAGATAAATCTCTTTGTAACTTGTGGAATCTTTCTTCATCTTTTGAATTATGTTCTGTTATCAGAATAACCAACTCTTTGTAGTTTGATGTAACTCTGGAATGTAAATCTTGTATTTCTTTTTTTATTTCTTTTTCGTTATGTATTATTTCTTCTTCTTGTCTTGCAATCTTCTCTTCGTGTACTGCGAGCATACGATGCACACAATTAGACACATCCGTTAATTTGACAATGGCTGTGTCTAATCGTGTATGGATATTTTTCATATCCTCTACATCTTTTTTTAATAGTTCTAAATCTGTTTTTATTGTCATACTAATATTTATTACAGTTCAATTTTTTGACAATTAACAAAATTTGACAGTTACAATTTTGACACTAGAATTCTGACTTCCATAATGTCCAAGCACCATAACCTATAGCAGCCCAAGCAGCTATTTTTATAAGTGGTGCAAATAAAAGAACAATCAATCCTACAGCAATTAATACTGCACCATCCCAAGTTGTTCTTTCATACCATCTTGATATGGCCCAATCTTTTAATGTTTCAAGTGTTTCCTTTATCTTGTCCATTTACTCTCTCCTCTAAAGTTTTAAGTCTATTTTCAATATCTTGTTTCCAATTATTTTTTTTAGTTTTAACAATCTTATTTAGTATAATATCAAATTTCTTTTGTATCCAAATACCTAACTTGGTTTTACCTAACCATAAAGTTGCTCTATTTACTAATAGTGCTCTTAAAGCCTGTATAAATAAAAACCACAAAAATGGCACTTTATTTTCCTTTTGGTTCTACTTTCTTAGGCTCATAATATTCTTTGTATTGTTTTATTATATCATTTTGTAATTTTAGATGATTACGAATCTGTGCAAAGTTTTTTGCAATAAGTTGATAATCTTTATCTGTCAATCCAAACAAAACTGGGTCAATACCTTTTTCATTTAATTTATTAAAAACTTCATCTGCATTTTCCGAAGTTATGATATACCATTTTATATCTTCAAGTTTTGGTAACACAGGATCTTCTAACGCCAGTGGTTGTCTTTCTATTGGTTTTGAAAATATTTCTAGTTGTTTAATCGTTGAACAACTAGTAAGGAACATAATTAGGATTAGCGATAGAAGGACACTCCCTATTGATTTCACTTTTCTTTGTTGCATTCTTTTCCTCTTCAGTTAATGGTGAACCACCAGCAATTTCAACACACCTTAACGCTGCTGCACTTGCTTTGTTTACTATTCTTTGTATTAGTTTAGGTTTTTCTTTAGCCGATTTACCTATATCTCTACCTGATTTTGTAAATCTTTTATCTAAATCTGCTACATCTTTTTTTAAATTATTTGTCAATTCAGTTAACTTTTTATTAGCCACCATTATAGCTTCAAAGTCTTTCTTCTGTTGTTCTAATGCTTCTTTTTGAGTTTCTACTGCAGCTTCTAATTTTACTTGATTTGCTTTAAGAATGGCATTATCTGCACGAAGTTTTACAACATAAATTACTGCACCACTTACACCAACTAATAACAATATTGTCATTATCATTTTAATTTGACCAAATATCATTTACTTAGAATCTTTCTTTACTTTTTTCTTCTTCTTTTTTGATGCATTTAAATCAGCCATTGGTTTTTGACTTATGTCTGAATATGGAAAATTATAATATTCTTTAAATCTTTTCATATTAACCTTTATTCAACTTAAATGCTGCACCTTGTAACTTTAGAAACTGATTTAGATTACCATTCATCATTCTTTCCATTTTCTTTTTGTTATCTTTACTTACAGCATTATAAACA